TGAAATCGCTGTCTTCGTCAAGTGTAAAATTATTACCAAAATAAAGTTTAATACTTTGTGGATCTTCATCAGATTCATAAGTAACCATAAACTTTTTATCAGTAGCATAAAACTTTCTTGCTTCGGCGGGATCAATTACACGTTTTCCATCTTCATTAAACAATTGAACATTTAAATTGAACCCTTTAATTGTTTTAAACAAGTCATTTGCAATAATATCTGTATTTACTGCCATAAGATTACATCCGTTATTCTATATATTTATTAGATTATGCCAATTGGCATGGGGGTAAGAATTTCATCCACGTCTAGCGTTTCACGTAAAGTATCGAATGTTCCTTCGTCAAAACTAATCATTACTTGTGTCATTCGCATAACCAGTAATGTTGCACTAACTAAATCGTCAGTTTCGCCTTCTTTTGCAGAAAAAGAAGGACCTTTTGCTATAAAATTCTTAGTTTCTCGTAATAAATTAACACTATTAATAATTAATTTATCATTTTCAACGTAATGTTTGTATTTTGCACAGGCTTGTAATTTTGATTTTTGTGTAGTAGTAAATCCTTGTCTATACATTCGACCATGCCCTCTACGTTTAGGTTCATGTAAAAATGTACCGTGGAATCGTTCTTCGCCCATTTCTCGTATCACTACTAATGCGGCTTCACCTAATGAGTTATTTTCTACTGACCAAAATATACTTTCTTCATTTTGTGTTACTGCATATAGCTCTTCTACTATCGCATGTAATGTTCTTATTTGTCCTTCTACAGCAGTTTTATTATGTTGCCATTCAGCTACTTGGGTTAAACTAGGCAATTCGTATACTTCTATTGCAGAATTATCTCCTCCTGTACCTAAACTAGGATCTAATCCCACTAAGTATATTTTATTTTTTTCAATAGGTTTATACCAACGAATTTGCCCTTGTTTACGTATAGGTTGTTTTGTTTCTAGTAATGTTAATTTAAGTGGATTAATTAATGTTTCGTCTGCTGTAATAAATTCGCATAAATGTTCACGTCTAAATTTTTCTTCGCCTATTTTACTTCGTTCTTCATCTGCCCATTTTTGATCTCTATCTGGATGTTCGCTCCAATGAGCTGTAAAACTTTTAAAACCATTTTTACCTACCTCGTTTTCATTACCAAATTCATCTACTGTATTTGCAGAATCTTTCCATATACGTGCAAATTGATCATCATCTTGATTAGGTGTGCTTGTAATAATACATTTACCACCTGTTGACAATGTAGGTGATAATGCAGTCCAAAACTCTTCTGCCATACGTGGTTGTACATATGCAAACTCGTCTAAATAAATGAGTGTTAAACTCATACCTCGACCAGTAGTTTCGGTAGTTGCTTGTGAAACTATACGTGATCCATTTTCAAATTCAATAGATCCTCTATTATAACTGGTACATCCAGACCGTACAAAATTAGGTAATGTTTCATATATAAAACGCAATCTCTGCATTATTTCTTGGGCACCAGCGTATTTGTGTGCCGCAATTAATATAACAGAATCTGGTTTATACATTGCATACCATAATAAGTATGCCGCGGCCGCAGTAGACTTTCCTGTTTGTCTAGGAAGAAGTGCTATTGCATATCTATAATTATTGTATGTTTCTATTAATTTTTTTTGGAAATCAAATAAATCAAATTTTACTCGACCGTTTACTGGATGTTGGATACTACAATATTCACCTATAAAATATACAGGATCCTGTATACATTTGGTAATTTCTTCAATTTGATCTGTAGTGTATTTTTCAGATTGATGTGGCCTTTTTACTAGAGTTGTATCAAATTTGCCGTTCATATTCCTGCTAGAATTTTTAGCCTGTCTAGTCCGTCGCCATACTTACTAGACCTTAATTGTGGCGGCTTCAGTACTGTTTTTTTGGCCACTGGTTTTACTGCTGGTAATGCTTGTTTTTGTAACTCTTGTCTAAACCCGCGATCAACGCCTGTTAGGTCTGGTGTTGCTACCTTTGGTACTACTGGTTTTTGTGCATTTTTCCGAGCCTTAAAATCTGAAACTGCTTTCCAACCTTTAATTTCGTTTTCAGGTGGCGTGGCTAATTGACTATTATCACCATCGATCCTGGCTTGGGTAGCAATTTGCTGTTGTGTTCGCGGAGGCAAAGAGTTGGTACTCTGTTGCACTACCTTGGCTAATGGGGCCTTTGCCTTTGGTACTACTGGTGTTGTTACTTGGCCCGCTCCAGATCCTCTTTCAGCGTCTGTCATTCCGTCATCTTGGGTAGGTTGAATAGTGGTACCTGCTGATACCGCAGGTGGATTTCTATAGTTACCGCTTCTTGCAAGTTGATCTGCTCCGCCTTGGGTGTTTGTTCCTGTTGTTCCTGTTGTTACCGGAGTTGCTGTTTTTGTTTGAGTTGCCGGTCCCATATATTTTACGCTCTTGTGTTGACCTTGTGAATGGCCTTGATACGTCTTTTGATTTTGATTTTGAATTTGGTCGGCTACCGGAGGAGTTATATTTGTCAATTCTGCAGGTTTTGGTTCAATATCTCCTGCTCCTGCCACTACTCCTCCTATATTTCTAATTTCATTTGGATCATTCAATTTTTGCCTATCCAACGATGCTACCCTTGCGGCCTGTTTTGCGGCCCTGTCTTTTGCGCCTACTACTGCTGGCGAGTTTTCACCTGATCTTGATTGTGCTACTGTTGTTTGGTCGAGATTGTCTAGTGCTTGTTTATGTTGTTGCTGGGCCGCCTTACTTGAAGGATCTTGTAATTGTGCGTAGGCCTCGCCTTCACCTGCATGTTTCTCATCATACTCTGCCTGCTGCCTTGCCTTCAGCTTCTGTGCCGCTACATTTGCATCACTTTGTTCTCGTTCTGCCTGTTTTGCTGAGGCTAATTTATCTTCCCATCCTGGTTCCTTTGTATTAATTCCATAAGCCGCGGCCGCACCTTCATCTTCACCTTCAGAACCACGACCAAAATCTGCTTGTTGTTTATCTACTTCGTTATCTTTGTATGCTTGTTTAATTCGGTCTTCTCTTGCCTTACGAATTTGTAAATCGGACATACCTTGTGTGTCCCACCAACCACCTAATGGATCGTCACCTTGATCAAGTCCTAATCTTTTATACTCTGCTTCGACTTCGTTGGGTTTACTCCAATCAACTTCAAAAAGGGGAAACTTTTTAAATTCAGTATATTCTTTAATTAAATCTTCTTCACGGAGTGGATTGTCACCGTAACTATTTGTTCTACGTTGCATACCACTATTTTTTGCAGGTTCATATGAATATTGATCATATGTGCCGACTACATCTACTGGATGTCCTGTAAATTCATTGGAAGCATTTTCATAATCATCTTTTGGTGGAGCTTCTTCAATTGGTTCTTCTCCGCCACCTTGTAGCATATCAATTATGCTACGCATGTCGCCATGATCATGCTTGGGCTCAGGTGCACCACACCCACCACCTACTGGTGCTCCATCATCGGATGGTATTGCCATTACACTAACTTCAGGCTCTGAAGCCATTTCTGGTTCTGGCATATCAGGTTCGGGACTTACGCCTACGCCTGCTAATTTTAATAATTGTGCTAATTCTTGTGGTGCTACTTCCATTTTAACTTCCTATTGGACTTTTAGTGCCGTCTTCTTTTGCTTCTACAGGTTTACCTGCCGATACAGATCCTGCAAATTCATTTTTACGTGATACTTTTGCAAGATCACCTAATAAGTTACCTATTAATTTTGGACCATAAGCAGATGAATTATCTGTTTTTTCATAAGGTTCTTCTAATAATGATTTAGCATTCTCATCAGTTTGATCACTTCCTTCAGGTGTTTCTTCAATTAAAGGTTCGTTAGCATTGTTTACCCGTACATGTGATTCAGGTAAATCTGAAGCCTCAATAATATCTTGTTGTAATACATGTGGGGCTACTGCTTGACGGGTTTTAAAATCTATAATGTTTAATTCTGCACCCGGTAAATGGGAAAAGCCCGGAGGAGATGCTTGAAACATTGTTTTCTTAGGAGATGAAATTGAAAATGCTTCGTATTTTTTAAGCCTATTTTCAATTCTATCTATCGCACCTTCTTCAAGGTCTGTTGCTACTCTCAGTCTAAAAGCATATTCTTTTTCTGCTTCAACTAAGTATTGATCAAATGCTTTCATGCTTTATTCCTTGTCGTCTTGGTCTTCGTCTTTTGCTTCTTCTACTTCTTCTTTGTCTTCGTCAATTTCTTCGTCTTTTGCTTCTTCAACTGGTTCATCTGACATTTCTTTAATCATGTCTTGATAAGATCGAAGGGTTTCTGTAGAAGGAATAACTTTTGCTTGTACAACTGATTCTTCAACTTCTTCGTCTTTAGACTCGTCGACTTCTTCATCTTTGGCTTCGTCAATTTCTTCGTCTTTAGACTCGTCGACTTCTTCATCTTTGGCTTCGTCAATTTCTTCGTCTTTAGACTCATTTTTAGCATCAATATGTGCTTGTAATCCTGGAGGCAATGTGCCTTCTTCTACTTGCTCGTCATCCTCGTCAATTTCTTCTTGGTTTTCAAGAATCATATCCTGATATTTTCTAAGCATATCAGCGGATGTTTTATGAGCATTTTCATATTTAGGTGTGTCCATGGTAACTCCTTACTATTATTTTATTTATCATTAATTAGCTTTTTAGTTAGCTCGTTTATAAGGGAATTTCGATCACTGACTACATAATCAACATCTATAACGTCATTTGTAACGTATCCCGCATTTTTTTGTTCGGTTTGGTCTACTCGCATCTTTTTAAGTTGTAATTCAATTGCTCGCAATTTTCTATCTGCTTTGGCGTTTTTTGCTTCTATTGCATTTTTTAACATAGTTTGTGCGGCATTAAAAACATGCCCTGCATTTCTATCTTCTACATTAAATCCTAGATCCATTAAATCTTCAAATGCTTTTTCGGCTTTATCTGCATAACGATCCATATCAACATCACTTGTGTTTATATCTTTTACTTCTGGTAATGCATTATCTATTTTTTCTGCCAACGATAATGCTTTTTTTGTTTGAATCACATCAAGAGGTGGGGCTATTTCTCCCGACGGATCATGTACTTCATCTAATTGATCTTCTGGAGCAATATCTCCAATATCTGGTAAGTTAAATGTTTCTTCTAGTTTCTTAGTCATAATAGCTCTTTATACTTATTGAAAAAGCGTTCCCCTAATTCATGTTGTTTTTCTGCACTAGGATGTTCACCATCTATGCCTTTTATATCTCTATCAAATTTTCCTACATAATTAGGCACTAGTTCTACAGAACTATGTATTCTCGGATCAATTGTACTAAACAAAAAAGGAATTTTATGTAAATTACATAGGGCATTTATAAATGCATAATTTTTATGAAAATTATACATTGCTATACCGTCATTCATAACATTAACAAATACATCATCGTGCCCTGGAATTATATTTGTTACTTTATGTTCTTCATTAGTAACCCATTCCATTCTATTTCTATACGTAAATAAAAAACAATATAAATCAGGTTTTAACTTTTCTATAGTTTTAAAAACCATTCTAGAACAATAATCATTACTATGACCTTCTAATGCTAAATTATAATTTCGTACTTTTAATGTTGTTGTTTCTTGTATTTTTTTACAAAATACATCAGTCCATCTATCTTCAACATGAGTTCCTGCACCATATGTAAAACTACATCCTAATGAAACTATAACTAAATCATTATCTGTTTTTTCTTCGATATCTTCACAACGAAAACCATAATTATTATGATCTGCTCGCCATTCTACTTCTTCGCCTTCGTGCTTATATTTTTTAATTATTGCAAGGTTAGGCGGTCGTCTAGTTTCGACATTATTTTCATGACCAATATCTTCTGGTTTTTGTAATCTAGGATCCCAAGGATCAAAGTCTGTGTGTGTGGCTATTGCGGTTCGTTTAATTGATGCTTTGATTAAATCTTCTATATTGTCGTCTATATCTTTGGTAGAATTCCAAATTTGTTTGACTTTGTCTGTCCAATTAGGCATGTTATGGTTTGTGGTATATTTCGTTTTCGGTTACTATTCTGAATTTAATTCCTCGGCGCTTGCACCATTCTTGGGCGGCTGTCCACTTTGCTTTATTTAATATAACTGCGGCCTTGTCTCTTCTACTTTTAGATTCAGTAAGACCTGCTTGTTTACTAGGTTTAACTTCTACAAGTTCTATATGTTTTTTACCAGTTTTGTCAGCATAAGATAATAAAAAATCAGGTATGTATCTTGTTAATTTGCCTGTAAACGGATTACGATAAGGTATTGCATGACTTTCTGAAGCCCAACATTCTACATTAGGGTGGCCATCACACAATTTCATAAATGCTAATTCCCATCCTGATCTATAAATAGGAACATGCTTACCTCTGTATTTATTAGGATTTTTTGGTTGAAAGTATCCTTGTTTAAATTTTACCTTACGGGCCATTAATCTACCTGTTCTTTTAACATTTCTGCGGTAGCTATATTTGAAGTAATTCCTAATTTATTATTTGCTGGTCTAGTAAAATTTAATCGTTTTAATATATCATTAGTTAAAGTTAATTTTCCACTTACAACCGAAGGTAATATTTTATCATATCCTTCATTGTACCATTTAGATAATGCTAATATTTCATATGCAAAAACTTCTGCCGCCAATTTACTTACATTTTTTGATAAAAGTTCACCATAAATTAAATCATATTCTTGTGGATTAAATTGAAAATAAGGTGTTATTGAATTACCTAATAATCGTTGATCAAAATATTCTTTTACTTTACCTAATCTACGACGTAACTCTATAGCATCTTGAACACCAAGGGAACTATTTTTATTATAGGTAGTTGTTGTAGCAGATGATGCTGATTCTTTTTCTACTGCTACCGCTGTACTACTAACCGATGATGATCCATATGCCATTATTGAATCCCGCCTTCTTCAGTAAGGGCGGTAGTAGTATAATTATTTCCTGCTTTATTACTGGGATCACCTTTATCTCCACTACCTTGAGCTCCCCAAGAATCATACCATTCGCCGGCGGCTTCTGCTCCTCGTGAAATCCAATCTGGTCCGCCGGATGGAGCCGGATCTTGATCTAGATGTTGTACACCTTCATATGCAAATTGTACTTGCCATGTAATTGGTTGTGCAGTACTATAATCTAAATTATCATGTTGAATACTTGTTATTGTTGGATTAAAAAGTATTATAGGAGATTTTATAGGTTCGTTTCTACCTCCAGACATTCTAGTAATAATAATTTTACTAAAAAAATATTTTTCAAAATCAATAGCAGGTTCGTCTCCATTTAAGTCACCTTTTGAAGCAGTATTAGTTGAACCATATGGAACTGTTGATGTAAATCTATTTTCTCTTGCTCGACTTTTTTTAGAAAAAGGTGGTTGGAAACCAAATCTATCTATACCAGGATTTGCGTCTACCGTATCTGGGACAAATCCTCCGCTACCAAATTGATATCCTTTTTCTCTTCCATCTTTGTAATACCACCTAAAATATTCATCCATTACTGTTTGAAATTTGTTATCTCTAGTATCCCAAAATCTAATAGTAATAGGATTCCAATTTACTTTTGTTTGGATTATTCGTTTTCTATTATATTGGTTTAATGTTTGAGTATCAAATTGAAAGGAAGGCAAATCACAGGATTGAACTATATCTGTTAAACCTTTAAGCATATCTCGCCAAGGTTTATTGCCAGTATTTCTTGTTGTATAAAATTCCACAATAAATGCATGTTTTGATCTAGGAATTTTACCGAGTTGTCGACCATACTCAGTAACTGTGCCAAAGGAATGATCGGCATAATTACGAAGTATTTTGCCAAAGTATGCCATTATACCGACCTTTTATGATTATACAGTTGCACCTGTATATTTAGATGCGGCATCACTAATAGATTGGACCGCTAATCTTGTTGTACCTTGCCCATCCATATGAATAGCATTATCGTATCTTATGGTCATATTAATAGTCATTGCATCACTTGTTGCATACGCTGATTCATTATATGCAGTTGATGTAATCCAACAACCAGCCAATTTCCATTTATCTAATACTTTTGGACCTGGGTCTTCATCATTGTTACCATCTAATGTATCAATTACAGTAGAAAATTTATATTGAGCACCGGCAATAGGCGCAGATTGATTATGGTGATCAATTTGATTTTGCATTTGTTTGTCGACTGCTGTTATTACATTATTGCTTATATCATCTCTAACTACAATGGTAATTGGTTCCCATGTGTGTTTTCCTGCTAAAAATATTCTAGAATTATAAACATCTAAAGTTATTTCTTCATGAGTCAATGTAGGCCTAGTTACACTAACTACTTGATGAGTTACCGTATCCGATGTATTATCTCCACCGAGTTGCGTAAATGTCACCCTAAATCTATATTGTAGTTTAGGCATCAATAACGAAGTAGTCGGGTTCCCGCCTATTGGTACTCCAAATTTTGTTAATTCCGCCATTTTACTTATCTCCTATGCCGTGTTCTTATTATATGTATTTATAAGATTTGTCAGAAATTTTGACCATGGAAAAAGGCAGTAACAAAAATGCCACTGCCTTTGGTTAAAAACTTATAATGTACCAGTATTTACAATTCTTACAGGAATGTAAATAAATTCTGCGGCTTTTGTTGGTTCTACTGCAACATCAATCCACATTTCATTTTTATCAATTCTAGCCGCTGTATTATTAGTTCCGTCGCAAACAACAGCAAAATCATATAAACCACGTTTTGCCATTATGTCTCCTAAGAATCTTTCTACAGAATCTTGTGCCGCCGCTCTAGTTGCTCCATCATTTGGTTCAAACGCAAACGGTCTAGCAAGCGGATCTAATCCATCTCTTATATATGCTACTAGTCTTGCAACATTAATTCTATCTAATGCACTTGATGCCGCATACAATGTTTTTTGTCCATATACAAATAATCCTTGTCCTGGGAAATTTGTAATAGGATTAACTTTTGATAGATACAAAGTATCACGTTGTCCTTGATTAAGTGCGGTAGCAACAAATTCGCCTTCGCTATCTATATAACCAACATTAGTTGCATTAGTTATTCCGCCTCTTGTTAATCCTGCTGGTGCAAACCAAGGATAAGCAACAGAGTCATTATAAGCAATAGTCCTTAATGCCATATGTGATGCCGGAACTACAACCGATGTACCATCGGTGTTTGTTGCTAAACCACTTGGATAATAAACTGCCGCTTGTGATGTAGATGTTATTAATCCATCCTCACCATTTTCTGTAGCATTTGTTCCTGCTTGCCATGCTACAACTCCATTAGGAGCAAGTCTAAATGGAGTATCTAAAACACAGAATGCAGTTTCTTTTCTATCTACATTTAATGCTATTAACTCATCTGCACATTCTGGATAACCTGGAGCAGAAAGTAATGTTAATACTGTACTATCACCACGTAAATCATCATTTGTAACAATTGATGCTTGCATTGCTTTAACAATGGTTGCTCTTTGTGATTTTCTTCCAAAATATCCTGCGCCACTGGCTTTATTACCAGCCGCTGTACGCCACTTATGAGTTGTTACTTCTGCTGATACATATTTTCTTACTTGATAAGAAGAATGTGCCATATTAACACAGAAAATACCTTCTGGATATAATGCTCCATTAGGTGCATTAGGTAATCTTGTAGCACCACTATTATAAGAAGTATCTGCCGCCGTTGCAGTTAGATCTGCAAATACAACTCCATTTGCTGTTGATTGGTCTGTATTATCTCTTGCTATCCACGTTGAAGTTGTGTTATTGTAAACTTTAACTAATGGATAATTTTCTAAATCGTTTGTATCAACCCATACATCATTGTTGGATGGTGATGTTGGTGCAACCGTTCCATAAGCCGATATTGCTTGTGGAATCCATATTCCTGATGTATTAATATACATATCTAATGCTGTTGCGGTATTATACCAAAATGTTCCGTCTGCTACCGTACCATAAATTTCTGTTGCACTTACTTCTAATTCATTTGCCGCGGCATATGTACTTGTTGCATCGGCAACCGCTGTCGAAGTGGCTGAAGTCCCATCAAATAAATTCAATCCAATTGAAGCAACATCGTTTGCTGTATCTTCTGTTGCATAAATTGAACCTGCTGGTGGATTAACTCCGCCTGTTGCTGTTACTGATGGATTTGAAGTATAACCAGAACCTACTGCTGTAACTACAACATCTGTTACTGCTCCGCCTGATATTACTGCTTCTGCTGTACCATTTCCAGATACAGTAAGAGTTGGCGCCACAGTATATCCTGAACCACCATCTAAAATTACAAATGATGTAGTTGAAGTTGATGCCGCGCCTGCAAAAAGTGCTCCCGAATCTAATGATGTAACAATAATATCAGCAGGACGACCTGAATCAAAGTTACCTGGTTGTGCCGCAGTAGCATCGTTTACATAAAATTTAACTGCTTTAGTATCAAAGGAAGTAGTTGAAGAATTGTAACTCTTAACAACAAGACTTGTGCCTAAACCATCTCCAGATGTTTTAAACCATACATCTTTGTCTACTGGACTTGCCGGTTGTGCTGATGAAGGTCCTACTGTAACTGTTGTTGCAGTCAAATTACTTACATTTGCTGTACTCACTGGTTGCCATGCTGACGCATCCCATTCGTAAACTTGAGCATCCGCAACATCTGTTCCTAATGCCTTACCTGTTGCACTTTCAACTGAAATTCTAAAATCGCCTGTTGCCGCTCCGCCTGCACTTGCAGTTGGTGCATTAACTGTCATTTGTGCCGCAGTAAATGGAGTTACTGTCTGTTTAACCCATGCTCCTTGGGCTGTTGAAAATTGAAATAAACCATATACTGAATTGGCAGTATCCCACCACAAGGCTCCAGTTGTCGGAGGTCCTGTAGGTTCAGCAGTTGCTGGTAATAATTCTGTTGTGTTTACATCTGCTCTTACAATATATGCTCTATTTGCCGCACCTAAATAACTATAAGCCGCAAGTAAACCATATTCGTTTACTTCGTCTCCGTTTGATGCTGTGCCTGATACCGTTCTAAAATACGGTGTTCCAAAAGTTTGAACAAGTTCTCTTTGACTTGTAATTAGTTGTGGTTTCCCTGCCATAGACGAAACAGTTCCTGATGCATATCCTGTTCCACTTACATGTGCTTTATCTTGTCCTGTAGCACATACAATCAAAGGAACAGTTCCTGCTCCGGCCGTCCCGTAAAAACTCTCGTCTATTACAGAAACCGCAACACCTGGTGATACTAAAGTTGCCATATTAATTCCTCACTATTAATGACTAATTTCATTATTTAAATTATTTATCGTGATCTGAGCAAAACCAGGTGGTTATAAGGGGGCGATCGCTACGTTAAATGATAAAGAACGGCGGTGTTCTGAACTATAAAAAGGATAAACAGTATGAAACAGCCATGCAGGCCACAAATACATGTGGCCTACTTCGGGGCGTACTATATACGTGTCGGAGGATAATAACTTGTCAGGTAGTATCATAGGATTATATGTAAATTCTATACAACCATTTGCAAATGGTGTTTTACCTCTTCGTACCCAATTTTTAGGAAATTCTGTATCATAATTTTTGTTTAATGATTCTGGTACTTTTAAATATATAATACCAGACAAAATATTATGTTCTCCATGGTGATGAGCTTGTAAATAATCTTTGTCATCTAAATCTAAAAACCACATTTTGGAAATTATTAATCTATCAGCATCATCATCAAAAATATTTGCATGAGTTGATTGCTCAAATGATTTAATATAACTATATGCCATCGAAAATATCTTATCTCTTAATTCGTGTCCTGGGTTTGTAATTCTAGTTGCATAACCATGATAAATTGTATCTAGTAATTGTGATGTTGCTTCAAGAGCTTCTTTATCTGGTAACAATTCATCACATATTTTATTAGTATCATCTAATAACTCTTTACTAATTGTATCATGCAATAGTGCAGGAGGTTGAAAAGGGTATATAAAATCCATTATATCTCCGGAAATAAACATTCATGGATAAACTTGCGAACCGTTTCTTCGTCATCGCAAAAATTACTCATTACTCTTGGTGTGTGGGGATTTTCTTTCTGATTTTTACAATACCAATTTTGATTTTTAACTGTAAAATGTTGGCTATTATCTAACTCATATGCATTACATTTATCTAGTTCAGTAAGATAGTATTCTAAATTTTCAACTGCTAAATCACAAAAGTTTGTATAGTCTTGGGGTTCTTTACTCCTACTTACTGCTATCATACTAGGACTAAAAATATTTTGTGCCCATTCTGGTAATTCTCGTGTGCTAGTCCAATTATATGGCTTTACTTTTTCTGCAAACCATTGCATCATAGGATGATTATCGTTTCCTGCTTTACTAAAATCGTGAAATGCACCGCTAACAATATTTTTGCCAGCAATAACATCAACACCATATATAGGAGCAGGATTATATACTTGAGGAAAGATACACAAATGAAACATGTATAACTTGTCAGTTTCTACAGCATCTAGGTGGGCTCTACGATAAAATTTAGATTCAAATACATAATTACGCCATGGCCATTCATGATGATCAGGGACGTCAGTGCCTGTATCTGATAATAAGTTAAGTAAGTTATTTTCACACTTTTTTAGGGTTTTGAAAATGTCCTGCATATAATTCTTGAAATTGTTTTGTAGCAAATTCAAATACTATTTTTGCTTCATCTGCCATGCTATCGTCTAATTTAGTATAAATTGATTCTGCTAATACTTTTGGTTTTTCGAATTTATAATATTTGCCTTCACCAGGAATTTTTTTTGATATCATTTGTCCACCACGCAAATCGCCTAAATAGCGGACATAAATGTGAGCTAGGTATTGTTGTTCTGTATGTATCTTTTCTTTTACATACTGTATATATTCTTCAGTACTTGGCGTTAAGTCGTGACACGCCATAGGTATTTGATCTTGCGATTTTAATTCTTCCATATCTTCATTTATTGCGTCTGCTCGTGCTAATCGAGAATCAGGCAAATTATAATGTGTGTTTTCTAATACACTATATATAAAATATTGATTCATTAAGTAATGAAAATATACAGGAATTTCTATATTTCCACTCATCATTAAATGTGCAAAATCTTGTTCTTCGGCAAATCTATGTTCTTTTAATGTTAATTCTTTTAAACTCATTCGATGTTATAATTTAATGTTAGATCGTTGATATGAAACCAACCTGTTATAATATACTTATCTGTAGTATAATTAGGGTTTCCTCTATGAACATGGGTCCATCCTGCTGGCCATATAACTAATTTACCTGCTTGTGGTTTACAACGAACTCCTAAATGGAAAAATTCTGTTTCACCTTCGCCTTCAGGTAAGGTATTTAAGAATAATTGATATACAAGCATTCTTGAATTAGATTCTTTACTCCATTCAGAATGCCATGCATGAAATCCACCACCTGCATTGACACGTTGTACTTTCATATCGTTACAAGTAAGAGGCATCGTTAATCCTACTCTAAATTTTGATTTGTAAATTCTAACAGCCCTTTTTAATTGCTCAAAAAAGAATGCTGTTTCGTTTGTTGTGTGTACTACATGATTAAAATCTAATCCTCTTGCAATATGATTTAACCATACATGCTTACCTTTAGATCTAAAAAATTGTGCATCGACTGACGGTCTATCTGCTTTATGTCCTGCCGCAGATATATCTGAAAATCCTTCTTTATCTAATATATTAAATTTATCTATAATTGTTTGACAGTAATCTTCATCGAAAAATTCAGGATATTCTAAAATAAACGATTCAGAAAAACCATCCTTAGATGCACTGGTTGCCATGTCATAACTATCTTCTATGATTTGCAATTCGGTTTCTTGTTCTTCCATTTTATCCTATAACGAAACCTAGAGGATCACCACCATCTACATATGTTTTTAGTTCTTCCTCTAGTGCTTGAAAACTTGCAGTAGCATCTGCTCTTAATGTTTCTGCATTAAGGGCGGTGCCACCTTGTGGACCGGCAATAGTTACAAATTTGCCTCTTGCTTCTGCCAACATCATTTTAGATTCTGATATTGACCATTCTCGTATCCATGATGCAGAATATGTATCTGCAATAAGAATTAAATCTGGTTTATAGTTATAACAATGAACAAATACATCATCATCGGACTTAACTTTTCTATGAATAAACAATGTATTATTCCAAGGCTTCCAAGTAAACATATATTCTGAACCAAACATTTTACCTAAATGCTCTCGCATTTCATGGTATGCTTCAAATGTTGCTAGGCCACCTGCCCTACCTGAATGCAACATATATGTATTTAGATATGCCGCTTCAAATGGTTCTATATCTGCGCCTTGGCCTGATCCAAAAGATCCAGTTTGTCTTCTATATATATCTTTTACTTCTAATACTTCTGTTGGTAAAACATAGTTGTTTACCTCTGGTTTTAATGTAACTGCAATAAAAGATTCTTCTGTAGCTCTAGAACTACGTTGTCTATATTTTGCTAATGCTTTGTCTATTGCTAGATCGTAATGTTCAGGATCTAACTCAACATCTATCATCCCTCCACCGAGGGATATTTCTATTTCTTTGGTAAGCTCTTGTCGGGTCTTTGCCATAACTCTGGTCTCCGTATAGTATTTATTCGGAGACCAGTATGTTACTTAAAGACTTGCAGGATGACTGTATCGTCGGAAAACCGGCCAGTAAGTTTAGTTTCTGTGGTTTTAACGTCTGCTTCAAACCATTTACCAAACTTATGTTTGGTTGCCTTTTTAGCAAAACTTAATTGCTCTTTAGGCTTCCTGAGGGTCTTTTTAGTTGAATTTTTCTCACTAAAATTAAGTATTGTGGTCCCTTTAACCTTAAATCCTCTGTCATCATCGGCTACATAAACACCAAGTTTACGATACTTGCACTGGTATATAACAGCCATGGTAGCACCAACAATGTTAACAGGATTAACACTAGTAATTCCCAATCCAGCATCTGTTTGTTTAAATTTGAGTTTTGCAATTTGTTTATCAACACTTACCGGCTTCTTCTTACGTTGCTTTCGTGTTGCTTTTGATTCACCTATAATAACATCGCAGGCATCAATAAACCTATTTACAAGTTCAATAAGGCCTTCCATTCGCTTATTTTTAAGTAAATGCGAATATCCTTCTTTAAGATCTTCATCAACACCTTTTACTACTTCTTCAAATTCAACAAGTTCATTCTCCCAATCCTTTTTAATACGTCTTGCATGAGCTTGAGTACAATTACTAGTTTGTAAATGTGCATAAGGATCTAAAATAACAGGATTAAACAAATTAGGACTTCCTACATATAAATCTACCCATTCTTGGAATTGTCCATCCATATCATTTGATTGTTCTTTAATCCTGTCTTGTATAGTTGGTCCTTGAGATCGTAGTTCTTTCTTTTCTGCAACTACTTCTTTTTTAAGACTACCTTGTTTGCAAAGATATTGAACATGTTGTTCAAGCCTATCTTCGATATCCATTTCTACATCAAACGTTGCACCTTTAGTTTTCATTCGTGCAAGCCATCCGTATGTAGAAATAACAAACACATCAGGACATGCCTTAACTTGCTTTGCTTCATCCTTACGCCCTTCGGCAATTAGAAAATCTGCAATAAATGTCTTAGCATCTTTAACACCTTTATGGTAACAGTAATAATTGAACCCGTTTTGAATTTGGTCTCGAGTAAGTATATCGCCAACAAATTCTTGTTCAGCCCCTGTATACTTTTCGTCTACTTCTAATTTGGTTACTCGACGTTTTTTCTTTGGTACTTTTTTAAGCAAATTACTTTTTGTAGCCATGTTATCTCCGTGTTTCTATTTATTAAACCTACGTGAAGATCCTTTCCAACCATTATGATCACCACTTCGTTGTCCTTTATAAGAATGACAAGATTGGCAAAGTTCATCTAGATTGGAAAGATCATTATGATTAGGATTACCATCAACATGATCAATTTGTGTTCTGCCTTTATAGTCCTTTGGCATACTAACAAAGTCAGTCCAGCAAGTAAATCCTAAGTGTCCATCTTTATTACTACAAGTTCCTGTAACAAATGGTGTGACTCCTTTTGCATAGGGATGTTTACCATAATTTGCGGCTTGACAATGACCGCATACAGGCCTCCACCTAGGTGATGGATCTGAAATTTTTCCTGTCATTGGTATTACAGGTTTTTCGCACCCGTGATTACAACATGTTGGTCTTATAGACATATTAGGACCATGCAAGTTGCATTGCTTGTCCAAGTTTTTCACGAGCATCAAAACCTTCTGGTGCTCCGTCTTCTTCTGGAAAGTCAATACTGGAGGAAGTTGCTATGTGGGATTGTTTTTTGAATTGTTTAAGGAAACGTGCCATTGCACTAACGTCATCTAATTTAAAATCTTTTTTGTACGTTGCAAATTTCGTGTCTACATTAATATTAAACTTAGCATTGTTAATTGACGCAAAAATAAACATAAATTCTCCTAGTTCCAAAGTAATTCGTTTGATTTAAGAAATCCTACAATGTATACACATTTTCGGAAATCAGCGGTTGTGTTATTATATAACCAAGTCATCGCCTTTTTGGCTTTATCAGTACCGTAATCTTCTGCTAGTTCATTAAATTCCTGCCTAGTCATTGTGTCTCCTAATAAAGTGTCACTCTGTTATCAAATTCCATAAAAGAAACTTCCATCGGAACATAACCTACATCTCCAACTCTTTCACCATCACCTAATGTATCTTCGACAATGTCTATTGAATATACCTTTGCACCTCTAACTGTTTCAGTTCTAATGATTTCACCTGCAATGTAATATTCAGGTTTTCCAAAAAAATCCTGTGATTTAATCTTATCACCAACTTTAAATGTGTTTTCGAATTTAAGTGCCATCTTAGCTCCTTGCTAAAGTTAACTTAATTACTATAACAACTATTATACGTTCTTAAACCAAAAAGGTCAACCAAAAAGAGTCAATAATGCAAAATAAAATAAATACACAGGAGACAAAAAAATGCATATACCATAAATTTCTCTCCTATTTACGGGGACAAAAAATGGTATTTTCGCATATTGGCGCCGTGGCCTTCATGGTATTAGGTTTGGCTATGGTAAAATTAATGACAAATCTTGTTGAATTATTAGCCAAAAACTATAACAGTGATCCCGATGATGATGTTTTCTTTTACTGGCCACATACAGCCTTTTGTTTCATCACTCTTTTTACAATCATGTTATTTTGGTGGACTTGCTATCCACTAACCGATTTAAACTATTTTCCAAATGACGGATGGAACTTAGGCACGTATGTTCTTTTTTGCCTCGTTCCTTTTTTAATGTACATGATATCTGAAATATTAACTCCGCGAAATCATGACGGGAAGTCTCTTGATTTAAAAGATTATTACTACCAATATCATAGAGTCATATTAGGATTAGCATGGTTATTACAAGTTGCACTCATAGGAAACCTTTTTGTGTTCTTTCAAGGCGAGCTTTATTCTACGAAAGTTTTAGGCAGAGTTATTATGCTTTGTGTTATGTTCCCTATGGTAATAAGTGCCAATAGGAGAATACATGAAATTGGTATGGGAATCTTTTTTGTAGGATTCATTTATACCATTATCAAGTACCATATTTTTATGGCTTAGTCCACTATATCATATTGGGGATATGTTCCTTCGTAATTTTGTCTCGTAATAAAATGTGTAAGAAAAACTACAGTAAATCTATGATTAGGATTGGTATGATGCATTGCTTGGTGCCAAAAACTTCCATCAAATATAACAAGACGATTTTGTTTATATTCTATAATTTGATCGTCCCCTTCGTCTGGCCTAATAAGTGTACTTCCTTCATATTTAGGATCCCAAATAGAAGGATAAAATAGAAAACTTAAATCGTTTTGAATATGTGTATCATGATGCAAGGGACCTGTTGCTCCATAAGGACTTAAATGAATATATCTATCATTTACTGTTATGTTTTTATTAATAGATTTGTCTGCCTCTAAGAACGTTTTGAACATATATTCATATGGGGGACTATCAAATTGTTTAGGTCCAGAATTACTTAACATCAAGGGTGTTTCATTATGATGCTCTTCAAAAACATTATTATGATCTAAATAAAATTTATAATGCAAATATTTAAATGTATGATTTAAATAATCAAGGAATTGCTCCTCAAATATATCATCAATTATCTTTATCATCGAATATGTCTTCTGCGTTTTCTAAACCTAAGTCATCTAATTCGTCTTCTGTAAATTCAATGACTAACTCGCCGTCTTCATTTTCAACAAGTGTTTTGGTTATACTAAAATTTTCTTTCATTATTTTATATAGTTAAAAAGTTTGTACAAGATTTACATAAAAGATCTTTATCTTTTGGTTTACTACCATATATTTGTGATATTAATCTTTTAGATTCCTTTGATGTTAAAATGTCTTTAACACTATCAGTAAGTATGTTTCCGACTGTATATTTTTTATGATAGTCTTTACAACATAAACGACAATCGCCGTTATGGTTTATTGTTAAACTATTTAATAATTTGCCATCTCTGCAAAAAGCATGTTTAAATGTTCTTTTAACAGGCGGAGAAGCAACATGTTCATTAACAATATTACCTGCTTGATTAACTAAAGGGGCTAAATCAAAATACACCCTTTCATCGAACATTTTTGTAAGTCCTTCTCTGTATTCTTTTGGCTTATCATAGAATAATTTTTGGTTCATTTCTATTGTAACTTGCACGTTTTTAAAGGACTCGCAAAATGAAAGTATATTATCTAATGTAGGTAAAAAATGCTTTTTATGCATACCCATTTGGGTTGACCATTCTTCTTCTATTGCTGAAGGAAAATTAAAAACCATATGTTTTAAATCAGATTCTTTTAAAAAATCTAATATTTTTGGTGTTAATAATATACCGTTTGTATGAAGAGATAGTGTTTTATATAATTTGTATTTTCGTAACTGTTCTATCCTTTGATTAAAAAATGGATCTAATAACGGTTCGTTAAAAAGTGAAAACGAAATAAATTCTATAGTTTGTTTTTCTAATTTTTTAAAAATACTATCGCTATCTTCTAACGACATATGTTTATTTTTACGTCGAGGATTAATGCTAACAGGACAGTATACACAACTAGCATTACATGCTTCATTAAATTCTATATCTATACCTAAGGGTATGTTAAATGTTATCTCCATGAACCTAACCTACCACCATACAAATAAACATCTTCATGACCTTTATTAAAGATATCTTTGATAACCTTAAATGCTTCTTTGAGATCATTTGTTTTGAAAACTGTTTGTTGGCCTATTTTGATTCTATACATCATATTTGTTGGAGCGAGTGACAGGAATCGAACCAGTGTCATTAGCTTGGAAGGCTAAGGTAATACCATTATACGACACTCGCATGGTGGAGGCGACTGGGGTCGAACCAGCTACCTTATCCGTGCAAGGGATACGCTCTCCCAGATGAGCTACGCCCCCACGATTAATAATCCTGCAATCCAGCCTATAAAGCCCCATTGCAAGTCTTTCCATGAAAAACTATGACTATAACTTTTCCAGTCCCAAAGTTCTTTTCCGATTGTAATTACTAATCCTGATATTAATAAAGGTTGCCAAAATACTGCAAGAGTAGTAACACTAAAGGCCCAGAAAAAATGTAGTTGTTGTTCTTTATATTTGTATAGCCATGTATCGAGTTGTTCTAAGAATCCGTTTTGCATCCGTGTGTCTCGTATTTTATCTGTTTCCAGAGCTTACCTTCTTCATCATATTTTAATCGTATCATATTACCATGCCTATCACAATGATGTGAGTATATAGAATCTCCTATTGTAAAAAATCCTGCACCTGTTAATCCTTTTAATTTTTCCTTAGGTAGATATTGAGAAGCAATTACCCATTTAGGTGGGTATTCTTCAACTTCATAATCTGCACATCCATGCAGTAATATACATGTAATTAAAATAATTAAATATTTCATTGTGTAATATTTAGTACAAAAGAAGACAGGAGAGCAGAGGTTGCAATCGCTCTACTCTCCCATAACACTTCTACCGCCGAGCCACTCATTGGGGGGTGCAACCCCTAGATCATTAAATTGCTTCTTTAACGTCTATCTCAGCCCTCGATCGCCTCCTTCCCTCGAAGTGCTTAGTCTAACTTAATGTGGGCATGTTAAGCCTGCTATAGGTTCCGCCCTTCCACACACATCTTTGAGAGGCATGCTTTCAAACTCAGCCATGCTTCGCTCGGTGGTAGCATTTACCATTGAGTCCCCACATGGTCCCCTTAAATGTCCCTATAGTAGTTCATTCGGTTTTTGTTCCCTCGCCCGCCGGTCTACCTCCATTGTGCTCACGAATGGCATATTTCTTAAACCTAACACGGTCACGCATTAGTCCCACAAACAAAATACTACACCCAAATCACCAATAATCAATTGCCTACCCGGCCATCAATAATGATAAATCATTAGAAGCTCCGTAAAATGATTACAGTTCCTCGAAAGAAGGACGATACGTCTGCGACTCTCGATTGGGTGTAGTATATCTTGGTACCACTGGCCGGACTCGAACCGGCACGCTCTTACGAACATTGGATTTTAAGTCCAAGGCGTCTACCAGTTCCGCCACAGTGGCGTTATTTTAAATTCTTTTTAGTGTTCTCAATAACTTTTTTAGCCCGTTCAATCTTCTTTTTAAGATCTTTATTATCCTTATCATTAACAAGTTGTTGCTCGTGAACTGCAAGTTGGGCTTCGGTGCGTTCTATGGCACCTTCTTGCCGTTCTCGTTTACCGTGCATTCTACTTCTAGTCATTCGTTATCCTTAATTATTTGGAGTCGTTTTTCTATTTGTAACTGCTCATATTTTTCCATAGCAGAATCTTTAATAATCCACCCAATTTTTTCAGGTTCACAGTTTGCTATTTGTACTTTTAATTCGGAATTTGGAAACATCCATTCTTTAGGACAATATAAAGGATCATAAAAAAATGCACTATATATTGTTATTCCAATTATAGTTACTGCACCAGGAAGAAAAGGTATCATCATAATATTAAAAACAATATCCTTGTGACGCTTTTATTGCTTCGGTACAAAATCCATGCGGTTTATCCCAATGGTAAATGGTCGAAGTAACTATAGCAATATAAACTGAATTGGCCCATAGCCATCCTTCAGTAAGCCATGGTAAAAAAGGTATCACTAATCCCATTCATTCCTTGCCTTCTAGCTCTATTACGTTTTCAGTTGGAAATTGAAAAATCAATCCCGGTGATGTATGTATATATTTTTTACCTACACCTAAATTACCAAGTGTAGCATCAATTGTACACATTTCTAATGATCCAGATGTTGCTTCTTCTCTAAGTTCAAGAAGTGCATTAATTGCAATTTGCAATTTTAACCTGTCGTTGATGTGTTCCTGTGTCATATGTCGGTCTCCTGGACAAATGTTTAACTGTTATACATATATTATACACTCTACAGATCTAATGTCAACCAATCTTTTGGCTGATAATATTGAATCATTTCTTGATGCGGGCCGTCCATCTTAGGAGTCCAATTATATATAAAATCTGCGTAAGGTGGCATCGAACACAATATAGACTCTGCTCTAGCATTTGATTTTAATCCAAAAAGAGTACCTCTATCATATACAAGATTAAATTCTATATATCTACCTCTGCGAATTTTCATAAACTCCATATCATAACTAGTATAAGATTCTTGTGATCTATTTTCAACTATAGGTAGATATGCTTTAAGAAATGCATTGCCGACAGACTTAGTTAATTTAAAATTGGCTTTATCTGTACCATCTAAATAATCAAAAAAGACTCCTCCAATACCTCGCATTTCATTTCTATGTTTAATAGTAAAGTATTCATCACACCAAGTTTTAAAAGGTGCATAACTATTTGGTATTGCTTTGTTACATGCTTTTGCTAATGTTTTATGAAAAAATACAAAGTCTTCAGGATATGGATAAAATGGTGTTAGATCTATTCCTCCTCCATACCAACTTTGTCCTGCATTAGTTTCAAAATACCTAATATTCATATGAACAGTAGGAACTTTGGGATGAGTTGGGTGTAGTATAAGAGAACAACCACATGCACTAAACTCATCGCCTTCCATTTCAACTGCTTTTGTCATGCCAGGTATAATAGGACCTGTTACATTAGAAAAGTTAACAGCCGCTTTTTCAAAAATTGTTGAAACAGCAAAAGAAGATTTTTCTGGTTGCATAACTCTAGTTATACCTCCACCGCCTTCGGGGCGAAGCCATCTATCTTCTATAAATTTGCCAGCTCCGTCTTGTTCTACGTTTATGTTTTCTAAGGCATAACATATTTTATTTTGTAATTTTTTTACAAAATTTTCAAATGTTTTAAATTGTGTGCTTTGTTTCATAAGTTGGAGTGGACGACAGGAGTTGAACCTGCATAAAACAGTTTTGCAAACTGTTGCCTAGCCGTTCAGCCACATCCACATTTCAATTATATTGTTTTATTTTTTCTAAATTACTGCCTTTATTATTTTCATCTACACATTGATAATAAGGTAAACTGCCATCTCGATTAAGTTCTCTAGTACCTCTTTGAGGGCCCGGGCCCTTAACCCAATGTCCGAAACAAGTTGTTTTTTGTCGTATTGTTTCGCATCCAATAGAAACGATCCATGTCGCCATTATAAAAATTATTAATAGTCGTTTCATTTTTTTCCCTTGTTTATATTTACTATACTACTTATTATTTCTAAAGTCAAGTTTTTTTTACTTCTTGACTAAATACAAAGGTTTAGGCGGAGTACCAAAACGATATGACACAATTAATTGACCCGACGGAATTTTCAACAGTGGTTAAGCGTCTTCGTTCCTTTTTCGATAATCTAAATTTTCAAGAAGTACATACCCAAAACAGATTAAGCATATTAGCCGCTTGTGAGGATCCAACTACAGTTGCGACTTACAATTACAACGGCAAGATATGGCCACTACCTCAAACAGGTCAAATGTGGCTTGAATACGAATTACTAACAAAACCTGATTTACCAGGTTGTTATTGTGTTAGTACAAGTTATAGACAAGAACAAAATCCCACAGAAGGTAGACACGAACTTATTTTTCCAATGTTCGAATTTGAGGCACCAGGTGAGTTTCCAAACTTACTTAAAATGGAAAGTGATTTATTAACACATTTAGGCTTTAAAACCGATCACGGTAGAGCACCATACGAAGGATTAGATTTCCCGGGTGGAAATTATATGAGTATGGTTGCACATTATGCGGCCGAAAATAATGAATTAACAGATTTCCACGAAGGTAGAATGTATGCGGAATACGGTGACGTATTTTTCTTAACTCATTTTCCTGAATCAACAAGTCCATTTTGGAACATGAAAATGGATGGAATGACAAGTACAGGAAAAGACCGACAGGCTAACAAATGCGATGTCATCATAGGTGGCATGGAAACAATAGGTAGTGCTGAACGATCTAGTGATGTAGAAGAAATGAAACATCAATTCCATACAATATCAGATGGTGGGTATGCCAGTTTATTGTATGATCTCTTTGGTAAAGAAAGAGTAGAAGCAGAACTTGAAGAATTTTTATCTTATGATTTTAAACCTCGTTATGGAGGCGGAATAGGAATAACACGTTTGATTGCAGGAATGAAAAAAGCGGAATTACTTTGAATAAAGATTATGATAACGATTTTTATAAGAAATATGGATTTGCTAGTTGCTTTGAATGCGACGAAACATTTACAGACCTTGATAAACTTGCAGAACATCAAGAGGAACATCTTATAGAAGAACGGACTCTGGGATGACGAAACGGTAGACGTGGTGCGTTGTTTGCGTATTGTCCCTTTGCAGAGGGGCGTGTAGGTTCGAATCCTACTCCCAGAGCCAGTTTTCTTTGGACAACCTATTTATCATCTTTATACCATTTTAGGTGAGGTTTGCAGGTAACATAAGCAGTACCAACATGTTTTATTACATATCTTTTCATTTCAGATTCAATATCATAATGATTACGACTATATACATCTAAAAGTTCAAAGGATGGATGTTTATCAAAATATTCCCAACATTTTTCTTCGTTGTCAAAATATTTTTCATTAAGTCCAAATGTCACACCCGGTGGTTCTGTTAATCGACCCTTTGAATCAAATGTAGGGGGTAAGGTAACCCATACGGTATTAATGAGAAATATTATACCAATCCAGTTCATTATACTACTCCTTGTTCTATTAAAAGATGATTAGGTAATTCTTCTATATACATTTTTACTTTGTCTCCTGATTTTAAATAATCTTTATTATCTGTAACTATATTTCTTTCCATTAAACAACCAAACCCATCATTGAGATCACTCGAACTTACTGTTCCACTTCCAATTAATGTACCTTTTGATAATGCTCTAGTTTTTGCCGCATGAGCTATTAATTGTGCAAAATCAAAATGCATTTCTTTACTTGTATGAATTTTACCTACTTGTTCGCTATTAAGTTCAATAATCATAGTACCATGAAATTTATTATCGTGCCATATATCTTGTTCTAATGCTGAAACTGGTACACTCCATTTTCCTAATGCACTATGTGGTTTTCCTTGTAAAAAACCAAACCCGGTTTGTATTTCTTCGGCACAAAACGCACGAAGACTAATATCATTAATAATTGTAACATATCTAATATATTTTCCTGCATGTTCTGCTTTTATTCCCATTGGTACATCATCTACAACTACACCAACTTCTGCTTCAAAGTCTGTTTTATATTCATAAGGAAACGCAGGAATATTCGCACACCAAATTAAAAATTTATCGCTTACTCCTTGATACATTAACGGGGTAGTATATATAGATTCGTCTAATGCTTGTCCTCTTGCACCTCGTATTCGTTCCATATGACTAAGGTATGCACTACCATCACAAAATTGAGTTAATTCTAATGTTGAACTCATCCAAGATCCTTGTATTATTTGTAATATTCTTGGATGGCCTCTAAATGTAGGAGATTCTACTGTCCAATTTTCATGTTGTCCCATAAATGCCTCCAAACTTACCTTCAATAAAATCATCAAATAGTATGTCCTCTTGCTTAACAAAACCAGTGCTTAATTTTTTATTTTTTAACATGCACAATACTTCTGCAACTCCACTAGCCGTTGCACGTTCAATTGCGGTCATACCATCTTTACCATATATTTTACATACCCAATTTTTTTCTATAAGATCTCCATTGTTATATCCTGTTGCTTTTACAAAAAATATTACTACATCATCTGTTGTTGTTGGTACATTTTGATTAAAAATATCATTTGCTAATTCTATATTATTTTTAAGTCCTAAGTCTTCAAACATAAAACGTAAATAATCTACATGTCCAGGATATCTAATGGTTTTATAATCTAACTCATCTATTTTAAGCCAATATGTATCAGTTAGTGTCCCAACTCCTCCTGATGTGTTAAATGCTTCGTATTCATTACCATCTATTATTATTTTTTCTAAATCTTCTAGTGGCTTAACTTTTGCTTTTCCTCTATTAACAATGGCATCACACATATTAACATATTCATTTAATAAACCAGCGGTATTCCAACTCAAATAATATGACATTCTATTTGTAGGATACAAAGGCAAAGCACCTACTCTAAGTTTAAGTGATACAGGTTTTTCAAATTGACTTGCTAAGTGTCCTCCAATAATATTAATTGCTCCTGGTGCTAATCCGCATTGAGGAATAACTGATACACTAGAATCTTTTGCATACTCGCTAATCCAGTTTGTTGTTGCAACATCTTCAGTTAAATCAACATAATGTTTTCCTTTTTTTAAAGCAAGTTGTAAAATATCTTTATTAAATTTGTAGTTAGTTGCCGAAAGAACAACATCTGAGTAATCTAAAAACGAACTTAACATTTTAATATCAGAAGCATCTACAAAATCAATAACTGGTAACGTTGTTCCATAAGTTTCTGCCGCAACTCTGGTGTCACACATTTTAATATCAAAATCATCTTTTAATAATTTGTATACAGCAAGACCTATTCGTCCAGCGCCAATAATAGCAAGTATCATTTTCCTCCTATAATTCTGTTGTAATTTCTAGTCTTAAACCATTTGGATCAAAAAAGTAAATGCTATAAATCCAATCGTCATGATTTGTAGGTCCTATAACATCTATCTTATAATCTTTTAATTTTTCATACCATTTATCTACATCTTCTTTTGTATCAACACGGAATGCAAAATGAACTATCCAATCATCACAATCGGTAGTTGTCCCTTTTCCGTCACCTGTTTCGAAAAAAGCAATATGACTACCTTCATCCATTTTAAAAAATATATGTTCATATGGAGCATATTCTCCTGTACTTGGAACATAATCTTTTTTTATAGTATGTACATGTGGTAGATTTAAAATACCACTATAAAACTTTTTAGTTTCATTGACATTAGCACATTTCCATGCATAATGATGCAACCCTCTAATGTCCATAATATGCCCTTGTTATTCGTTCTTGGTCTAACCCTACCCAAAATGCTTTAACACCATCTAACATTTCATTGCCTGCTTTAATAAACAAATCTTCATTAAGATTATGTTCATTGTACAATGAGATCATTTCTTCTCTTGTATGTTCAGCATGTTGTTCTTCTAACTTGTCATGCCATGTAAAAAAACCTAAGGACATGCTAAGGTTATGACTTTCCTTAAAATTTTCTAAACCAGCAATTAAATCTTTCCAAAAACCAGCCGCCGCCCAATTTTCTACTGCAAAACTAGCACCTGCAGATACATTAAAATCTTCATTACCATATATTCTAATTAATTCATCACAATAAAATAATGTTGCAGGGGATCCATGTTTTCTTTTTCCTATATCATTAAATGATAAACCTAGATGTTTAGCAAATTTAACTAACCATTCGAAATGTGCATGATGAAATTTATATGTACCACCTTCTACCGAACCGTCGTTAAACGCAACTCCTAGCTCATTTGCTAATACTTCTTTTCCTGCTCTTGCTTCCTCTAAATCTACAGCATTTATAACTTTATTCAATTGGGCGATAATAAATTGATTTGAAAAAACAGAAAATTGTTGTGTAAAATAAAATACATCGACCGGAGATAGTTCTGCTTGCTTAAACCAATTACAATATTTGTTATCAGTTATAACAGAATGATTAAGTAATTCTTTATCTAATCGTTCTAAAAAATTATCAAGAGGCATATTTTTCGTCGTCCCAATTATCTAATTCTTTCCAGCCTTCCCAGTCAGGAATACTTTTACGAATTACATTGGTCCGAGCAACAATCATTTCCGCAAGTCCAAATCCTGCATGAACAAATGGAAAAATTGCATGTACGTGAGAGAAGAATGCTATATAATAATAAATTGTTCCACATTTAAGTGCTATCCATGCATGATAAAAATAATATGATAAGTTGCATGGTCGGCCTGCTGACTTAGCCGCATTTTGTAAGTGATCTGTCAGAAACATACGTTACCTCGCTTTTTGATCATTAACGTGGTTTCCTAGAAAAGGGCTTCCATATACGTATTTATTTTTTATACACAATGCTATGTATTTTAGCAGAAATTTTTAAATTTCTCGTAACTAGTTAAATTATATTATAATGAGGTAAATACTCAATGAGAAAAACGCCATAAAATTAAGCATTTTATAGGAAAAATAGATGGAAAATTTTGGAAATGGTGCTTATATTTTCAGCATAAAATTAAGCGTTTTTAAAAGGAAAACTATATGAAGACAGTACTAGAATACGTATGGCTCGATGCTAATGAGCAATTACGAAGTAAAACAAAAGTCGCCGATGGTGATATTAATAAGTTAGAACTAGTTCCAATCTGGGGTTATGATGGTTCATCTACCGATCAAGCTCCTGGCAATCATTCTGATGTTACTTTAACTCCTGTTAAACTTTATCATAACCCATTCCAACCAGCAGGTTGGCTTGTTATGTGTTCGACTGAAAAAAGAGAAGCAATAACATTTGAGGATTCTGAAGATTATTGGTTTGGATTTGAACAAGAATACTTTATAACAAACGGCACTGGAAAACCACTAGGCTGGGAAAATGGTGAGCCTGGACCTCAAGGACCGTATTATTGTGGTATAGGTGCAAGTAACGTTGCAGGAAGAAAAGTAGTTTCGGATCATATGGATGCATGTATTGATGCAGAGATTGATATCACTGGCACAAATGCCGAAGTTGCTCTTGGCCAATGGGAATATCAAGTGTTTAGTAAAGGTGCAAAGAATGCTGGTGATGATCTTTGGATGTCACGGTATATATTAGAGAGGGTTGCAGAAGAGCATGGCTGTGATATTAATATAGAACCTAAACCTATTAAGGGCGATTGGAATGGATCTGGTATGCACACAAACTTTAGCACAGACGAGATGAGAAACAATTCTCAGTTAGGTATTTTTCATGATATATTGGATAAAATGAAAAACCGACATGCCGAACACATAGCAGTATATGGAAAAGATAATGATCAAAGATTGACTGGTAAACACGAGACAGCATCTATTGATCAGTTTACTTACGGCGAAGGTGATAGAGGTGCAAGTGTAAGAATACCTCTTGAGACAGTTGAGTCTAATTATACAACCGGTTACTTAGAAGATAGACGACCTGCATCTAATGCTAATCCATATGATATCACAAAAGTTATTATAGATACTATTGTTTAATTTGATCAGGGCACAACATTTCGATAAATATTAAGAATAAGGAATGATATATGCCCCGACTTAGCCTTTGGCGACAAGAAAAGTCCAACGATTATAACTTTTTTGATTCAAACATTAGAGAACAATTTGAAGTGGGCGGGACTGCCTTTTTAGTACACAAATATTTAGGACCAGAAAATGTTGGTGAACAAAATGATCCAACCCAACCTAATCACTATGCATCAACAGATGGTGCGTCTGAAGTAACAATACAAGACATGTTATTAATGGAAAATAGGGATAGAAAATATGATCCTGATATTTATGAATTACGTGGCTTATATAATGTAAGTGATAATGATTTTGATCTTTCCCAATTTGGTTTCTTTTTAACAGCAGATAATTTATTTGTATCATTTCACATTAATGATATGATAGCAAAACTTGGCAGAAAACTAATGTCAGGTGATGTATTAGAATTACCACATTTACGTGATGATACATTGTTAGATCCAAGTTTAAATGGTATTAATAAATTTTATGTAGTTGAAGATGCTAATAGAGCATCAGAAGGATTTTCTCAATCTTGGTGGCCCCATATATGGCGTGTGAAAGTAGGTCCTATGAACGACACACAAGAATTTCAAGATATTATGGAAACTGACACTGATGTGCTTAGTACATATGCATCTGAAATTGAAATATCTGAAACTATTATTGAAGCCGCAGAACAAGAGAATACAGGTATATTAGATACTGGTCATTTATTTGATTATGATTCGATATCACCTGCAAGCGGAACACAATTTCCTGCTAATCCAACTGAAGGTGATTTCTTTGTACGAACTGATTTTACACCTAATAGATTATATAAACGTGTAGGAACATTGTGGACATATACAGCAGATCATAATCCTAATGATGATAGTTGGGAATCAAGAGTATTTTCGCAACGAAGATTCACAAACAATCCTGATACAATATCTATGCCTGGTGAAGATGTTAAATCGAAACAAGGATTATCTAGTGTAATAAAACCAAAGAGTGATGTGTAATGGATTTTTTTTACGATAAACAAACTCGCAGATATTTGCAACAATTTATGCGATTATTTGCTAATTTCCAAATTGAAATAGATAGAGAAACAGAAACATATAGAACTGTCCCTGTTAGATACGGTGATGCTAACCGCATGGCAATGCATATTTTAAAGCAAAATTCAGAAAATGTAATAAATTCTGCACCATTTATTAGTTGTTGGGTTCAAGCATTAGAGATAAGTCCAGAATCTAGACGAGCACCTATGGAAGTAGATAAAGTACAGGTGTTTGAAAAAAAGTTTAATTATACAACTAATGAATATGATAATGAATTGGGTAACACATATCAAATTGAACGACACATGCCTGTTCCTTATAATTTAACAATGCAAGTAGATATATGGACAAGTAATAGTGATCAAAAATTTCAATTATTAGAACAAATTTTAACTTTATATAATCCTTCTGTTGATATTAATGCTACAGATAATCCATTTGATTGGACAAGATTGTCTATTGTAGAATTAACTAGTGTACAATGGACAAATAGATCCATACCCACAGGAGTAGAAGATACTATAGACATTGCAACATTGATGTTTAAAATGCCTATACATTTAACTGTTCCGGCAAGAGTTACAAAACAAAAACTTATTCATCAAATTATTTCTTCTGTTGTTACTGCAAAATCATCTGCAGAAATGGCGCAATTTAGAAATGACGGATCTATTCCAGGTGCTGATTCTAGTTATATGGTAACAACATATGGTGATAAAGTTGTAAACTTTACAGGCAATTTATTAACATTATTAGATAAAGATGGATCTGTTACAACCGATACTTGGGAAGATTTATTCCTAGAACGAGGTGCTGACTTTAGAACAGGAGTTAGTCAAGTTAAATTAATGGATGCTTTAGTAGAAAGTGAAGCAAATTTTCAAGTATATGGTACTTTATCTGAGCCAACAGGTCCACAACTTACAGCAACTATAGATACAGATACTTTACCTTCAAACTCAGCAGAAACTGCTACTGTTGATGCTATTATAAATCCTACACTTGCTTATCCTGGCGATGGTACATTACCAGCGGCGGCCGATGGTCAACGATATTTGGTTTTAGATGAAATTCCTACAGGATCGTATTGGCCAGGAGGTGGAGGAAGCGGAACTGTAGGAGTAGAGTGGGCTTCGGAAACATCTGCTACAAGCACTCATTTAAATGATGTTGCTCACTATAATGGTTTATTTGTAAGTGTCGGAATGACTGGTAAAATCCAAAGTTCACCAGGACACGGAGAGGCATGGACTGAAAGAACTTCAGGTACAAACGAAGGTATGTATGGTATTACATATGGAAATGATCAATGGATTGCGGTAGGAAATAATGCAACTATTCTTACATCACCTGATGCAATTACTTGGTCTCCTCAAACGCCTCCAAATGCATTTACAAACCAACTTAGAGCTGTTACATGGGGCAATAACCAATATGTTGTAGTAGGTGCTGGTGGAGCTCTTATTACTTCTCCAGATGGTGTAACATGGACAGAACAATCGACACCGATTACGGTAACAATATTTGATGTTATATATGCAAATAGTTTATATGTTTTTGTAACTTGGAATGGTAAAATTTATACTTCACCAGATGCAGTTACCTGGACTGAAAGAACTTCTGGATCATCAGAACATCTTAGAGGAATAGCATATGGAAATAATACATTTGTTGTTACAGGAGCAAATGATGCTATTCTTACATCTACTGATGGAATTACATGGTTTTCAAGGAATTCAGGAATAACAGACGGGTTTTATGAAGTTACTTTTGGTAATGGAGTTTTTGTTACCGCAGGAAATAATGGAGTTATTGCTACTTCATCAAATAATGGTGTATCTTGGACCCAACAAACATCACCTACTGTAAAACATATATATGGTTTAATATTTGGTGGGCATACATTCATTGGAGTAGCACATAATGCACATATTGTTTCTTCAGATGTTCACGGAACACATGGCAATAAGTACGATATAATACAATATAGCCAAACTGGCTCTGAATGGATTGTAGATTTTAATGCGAGTGCCGCATATATAGGTTGTCCGTATAATGAACATGCTGTTAAATCTACATGTGAAACCGCAGGACATACCTGGGGAACTATAAAATTTACACAAAATGCACAAGATAGTAAAAAATGGAAATGGAATGGTACAGAATGGATTAGTGCAATTGAAGCAAACTATCCAGCCGGCTATTGGAGATTATATTTATGATTAGCGGAGTAGGTGCTATCTTTTTGTCTTTACCTACTGGTAGAATATTACTTCAAATGCGATCAAAAAATGTCAGTCATTCTGGCACTTGGGCATTTTGGGGTGGTAAAGCAGAAAAAGACGAACAGCCATTAGAAACATTAGAACGAGAATTAGAAGAAGAAATGGGGAAACTTCCTGTTTCACATAAAATATATCCCTTACATATATTTGAATCTGAAAATGGATTTAATTATAAAACATTTGTTATTGCTTGTTATGACGAATTTGTCCCAATATTAAACGAAGAGTCTAGCGGATATTGTTGGGTAGACATCGGATCATGGCCTAAGCCATTACATTCAGGCGCTAAATTAGTTTTTTATGATAAATCTGCTATTAAAAAAATACAAATTATAGCAACAAATATACAACAAATAGCCGCTTAACTATAACCCATACCAAGTATTTGGCCATACCAACTAGTTCCATTATCATGAGTAAAAAACGAAAATAAATCTTCTTTATTATTTCCTGATGTTATAACAGGAGGTAATATTCCTGTTAATGACCCATCTCCAAGTGAATCTGGCCATTTAATATGAGATATTCCGCTCCATGTAATCCCTCTGTCTACCGGACCTTGAATAACTTTCATAGTAAAAGTAGTTATCATATTAGGAGTTGAACTTGTATTGGTTATTGTCAATGTTGTTATATCTTGTGTAAGACCATCAAGTTCTAATACAAAATGGTCACCAAGAGCTAAATCTATAGTTGCAGTAGTGCCATTTACAACTACTAATCCTAATTTTTTAAGAATATTTTTTTCAACAAATAGATTTTGTTTAATTAATACATCACCGCTATTATCTACTACAAAAACATCAGTTGAACTATTTTGTAATTTCATAATATTAGCAGGTGATGAATTATTAACTATTAATGCATCATTAAGACCACTATTGGTAATTGTTACTTGATCATTAACATCTAATGTATTGTTTATTACAGATATATTATTAACTGTTAAATAATCTTCTATTGTAACATGATTAAAAGTTTGAAGGTTGGGCCATATAATTGCTTTTGATGATAAATTTAAAGTATCGGATAATTTAAAACCAGTTACAGAACCATCTTTTATTTTTGAACTATCGATACAATCATCTGGAACATTAAAATAGGGATTTGATATATTAAAATAGCCTCCTCCATTTATTGCAGATAATATATCTCCGGCATTTAAAATAATTGTTTTTCCAACAAACGAAAGAGTTGTATCTATTTTAGATGATGTAACACAATGATCTTGTAAATGCGTTGCAGTTACAGAATAATTTCCTAATGAATTATCATCCACTGGACCGGTAACATCGCCATCTAATGTAATGCCACCTATTTGTATTTCTGTTAAATTAAAATTACCGGTTCCATCTGATTCTAAAAACGTATTAACTCCGGGCCCAGGATCAGTTAAATTGTTTATTATTATTTGATCATATCCTACAGAAGAATCAGGAGGTTCAACATTATCAAAAACTAAGACAGCATCTGAGGCACCTATTTTAAATTCGAACTTATCATTCGTTTCGTTCCACATAATGGTGGCTTTATCTTGACCTGGGCCTCTATGAATTTCAATACCTGCGGCTCCGGCAGTTACTCCGACTCCGCTTTCTTCATCATTAATTACTATTATGTTATCTTTAACTAATAAATTTTGGGTATCTATTTCGGTTGTTGTGCCTGTTATGTGTAGATCGCCTGTTATTGTTAAATTGGTTAATGAATTATCAGTAGGATAAGTTATCGTTTTTGTAGATAAATCTAAGGTTGCATTTAATTTTACCCCCGATATTGTACCATCTGCTATATCTTCATCTGCTATAGTTAAATTTTCAATGTGTGCTGACGTAATAGTTTCATTTGCTATATGACCAGCAGGTATAACACCTGATAATGCGGCATATGTAATAGGATACGTTCCAGGTGCGGACCATTGTAGAACTCCGGCAGATGATATTTGTAAAAATTTATCATCGTCTGCTGGTGATGTAAATGTTATATCTAATTCTCTATGACCTATTAAATCTTGAGGTAATGTTATTGTGTGCGATGAAATATCTAATGTTGTGTTTATTTTATCTGCTGAAATTGATCCTGTTCCTATATCTTCCCCAAGTATAGTTGCATTAGCAATTTTTGCACTTGTTATCGTGCCATCAATAATAGATCCTGCTGGTAATTTTGTTAACGCCATTATGCAAATATCCTCCAGGTGGTACCATTATATACTAAACCAAAATAAGTACGTTCATAATTAACTACTAAATCGTCTGCTACATCCATTATTGTACTACCATTTCGATCAACAGTTAATGGGTATCCACCAAAATTTCCGCCACCATCTACTATAGTAACAGCATCATTTTGGTTAGGACTTGCAGGTAATTTCATAGTAACTGGGGCATTTGTTGTGTCAATTTGAACTGCTTGGCCAGCATAAGATGTAAATGGAGAATCTGCATCATTTTTATATTCGAATCCTCCAGGATCAACTGCGGCAAAACTTAATCCGCCTGATCCATCTGTAGTTAATGCTTGTCCATATGTTCCGTCTGTTACAGCAAGTTCATCTATTCCTATAGAATTTTGATTTACAGTTGTAATATTAATTGGAGATGCTTCAATGTATTTGCATAAAATTTTTGCATCTAAAATAGGTGCTTCTGTAAATACAACTTTTGCACCATCATTACTAACACCATATGCCGCAATAGGTTCTTGTGTTAATCCGTCAATAGATACGAACAATTGTTTTACATCCATTACAGTAAATGTAAGAGTAAATTCAGTTTCCGCACCAGTTCCAGTAAAAACATCCTGTTGTACTTCTGCTGTATCAATAATTTTTTTCTTTAAAAATTTCATGTTGCAGTCTCTCTAACTATCCATTCACTAGAGGTTCTAGTAGATACAAAATATACAAGTTCATATTGAACTTTCCCTGTACCTATAGCCCATGTACCTGTACCATTACCCGGAGTGTCAATGCGTAAACCATTTGGATTTATTATCCAAGTATTAGAACTAGCTGTTCCAGTTGCATCTATAAGTACTATTTTATCCCCCATTTTTGCAGTACTAGGCATTATTAAATTCATCGGAATTCCAGTTAATGCTCCAGAATCTATAAAATAATTTTTATTAACTTCTAATTGATAATTATCTGTTGTAACTTCTATCCATCCTTCTATAACGGTACCAGGTAACTTTAAATTTGAACCATCATAAAAATAACCAACTTCGATAATTTCAGCTATATTAAAAATATATATAGCATTAAGTCCTTGTGTATTAATCGTAAATTGATTAACTGTGTCTATATCTGCTGTAATTGTACCTGTTAAT